GGACAGGAGGGTGTCGCATGCTGACTGTGGACAAACAGGTGACGCTCGTCATCAACGGCCCGCCGCCGGTCTCGCTCAACGTGCAGGAGCGGCTCCATTGGGCGACGCGCCAGCGGCTACGAGACTGGTGGGCTGAGCAGTCATTCCGGTCGTGGCTGCAGGCTGGGAGGCCGACGTTCAAGCGGCCTGCGGTCCAGTACCGCGTGTTCTATGCTACCAACCGTCGGCGGGACGCCGACAACGTCGTGGCGAGCTGCAAGCCCATCCTCGACGGGCTCAAAGGCAACGCGTTTACGGACGACCACAGCGGCGTGGTAACGATACTGCCGCCGATCATCGGCGTGGACAAGCAGCGGCCGAGGGTCGAGATCGTCATCCGAGAGACACAGGTTGCCAAGCAGTTGGGGGCGGAGGGGTAGCCGTGGCGTGGATCGAGAGCCACCAGGAGTTGCGAGACCATCCAAAGGTTCGACGATTCGCTAGGAGGTTAGGAATCAGCATTCCCGCTGCCATTGGCCACCTCCACCTGCTCTGGTGGTGGGCTCTCGACTATGCCATGGACGGCGACCTCTCTAAGTACGACGCCGCAGACATCGCAGATGCCGCCCAGTGGGACGGCGACCCAGACGAGTTCCTGGCCGCCCTGATGGAGTGCGGTGTTGGTGGCGGCGCCGGTTTCGTGGAGCGCACCGAGGCTGGTGAGTTGCTCTTGCACGACTGGTGGGACTACGCCGGGAAGCTGATTCAGCAGCGGACAGCTTACTCCGAAGCGGGGTTGCGCGGCAACCACGAGCGATGGCACGTTCGCCGGGGGATTCAGGACCCCAATTGCCCCCTGTGTCAGGAGCAATCACCCTCCCAATCGGGGGGAGAATCGGGGGGCGATCGGGACCAGAATCGGGAAGAGATCGCCAATCATCGCACCAAACCACAACCACAACCTAACCGTACCGTACCTAACCTTACCGTGCTGAGGGATAAGGTGGACGCTAACGCGTCCACGCCTGGCGGCCAGGACGAAGCCCCGACGGCCAAGGGCCAGATTGCCGAGCTCGTCGCGGCCTATCGGGAAGCGTGTAACGCCAAGCCGCTACAGCGAGATTACGCCTTCATGGGGCGGCTTTACAACAGCTACCCCATCGACCAGATATACGCGGCCATCGATCAGGCTGCCCTCCAGATCGCTGCTGGTCAGGAACTGGAGGATCCGCTCAGGTACATAGCCGGGGTGTTGCGTAACACGAATTCACCGGCGCGGGCCAGCCCTCGAGGTGGGCAACCCCGCGAGACACCCATCGACAGGAAACTCAGGCAGTTGGGGGTGATATAACATGACCGAGGTCGAGGCCGCGAAGCTCATCAAGGTGCTACAGGAAGCTTACCCGCGATCCGAGTTCAGCGAGGGCCGGATCGAGATCTACACCATGATGCTGGCCGACCTGCCATATCAGGCCGCACAGAAGGCGGTGCTAAAGCTCATCGCAACGAGCCCATTCCTGCCGACCATCGCGGAGATCAGAAAGACGGCCGCCGAGTACATGTATGAGTCCATGCCGAGCGTGGACGACGCGTATGCGGAGGCCAGAGAGTTCGCCAAGCACAAGTACAACCCGAATGTCGGCCCCATGAGCGCAGCGGAGTTGGAGAAGGCCGGCCTGCGGCCCTTGACTGCCAAAGCCCTGGCCGGCGTGGGCGTCGACGTCATGGCCACGACGACGGAACCCAGCGTGGTAGCTGCCCAGTTCAAGGCGGCGTATCAACGCCTGGTTGAGTCGGTTCAGGAGCGGAGGGTGCTGCCTCCGGCCGCATTGCCGACGCCCAGGACCAATGGGCACCTACCTGGGGTGAGGGCGGACAGGCTAGTTGCAGCGAGGTTGGAGCTTGAAGGCGAAACGGAGAACTGATGGGAGGTCGACCGGCGAGTGGTGGCAGAAGTGGCGCACGATGTCTACCAGGAGACGGAGCGGCGCATCCGCGACTATTTCCGGCGCCGGCGGCAGCTGGAGCGCGTGGAGCGCTTGATTCGGGTCCTGCTTGACGAGCACAAGAGACTGTCCGGCCTGTTGGCTGCCGGAATCACCATGCACCCAACGTACCCAGCGCCCGCCTACTCGCTGGCACATGCCAACACCGGGCCGTCGTCGCCGGTGGAGCGCAGCCTTGACCTTGCGGAGGAGCACAGGGAGCGATTGGAGCAGCGGCTGGCCGAGGTCGAGGAACGGCTGGCCGAGTTGGAGATCGAGCGGGGGCGGCTGGTTGACGAGACGGCCGAGATGCAGGCGGTGTTGGAGCAGTTGCCACCCGATGACCTGGAGCTACTCAGGGAGCGGTATGACCTGGGACTGTCACTACAGCAGCTGGCATTCCGACTGCATATGAGCCGTGCAGCCGTCTACCGCCGCCTGCGAGAGATCCTTGCTGACGTGGCTCGGGCCGCCGCCTGAAACAAAAGCGAAACAAAAACGCGACAAAAGCGAAACAAAAACGAGACGCCGCCGCCCGAAGCGATGGTATGATGAGTACGATGGCAGAAGTGCAAGGCGTCCCGAGCGCGGCGCCTTTGGTGTTTCGAAGGTGGCAGTATGGCGCGACCCATGAGACCCTGCGCTCATCCCGGTTGCCCCGGTTCCGGTGAAAAACCAGGGACCATTCGCAACGTATATCGGGCATGGCGCGCACATAGATAGGCCCGAGGCCCCGCGGCTCCCCGCTTACCCCCGGCCGCGGGGCTCGTCGCGCGCCGGGGGTGGTGCGATGCCGCATCCGTTCTACAAGACGACAAAGTGGGAGCGAAAGCGTAAGGCGATCCTCCGGCGCGACGGCTACATATGCCGAGAGTGCCGGCGGTACGGGCGCACCACGCCGGCGAACACGGTACACCACATCGTGCCGCTGGAAGATCGACCGGATCTGGCACTAGATGACCGAAACTTGATCAGTCTCTGCGAAGAGTGCCACAACGGGATGCACGACCGGCACACAGGCCGCCTCACGACCAAGGGGCTAGCCTGGGTAAACCGCATGGGTCTAGGCGCGAGGGTCGTCCTAGTCTGGGGACCGCCAGCCAGCGGCAAGACGACATACGTCCGAGAGCACATGCGGGACGGCGACATGGTCGTCGATCTCGACCGGATCAAAGAGGCCATCAGCATGCGGCATCGCTCCGAAGTCAGCGACGAGCTGCTTCCGGTAGCGTTGAGCATCCGGGAACACATCTACGGCTTGATCGAGCGCCGAGAGATCCCGCTTGGAACCACGGTCTGGGTGATCGCAGGTCTTGCGGACATGGCCGAGCGGGACGAAGTGATCCGGCGCCTCAAGCCTGATCGGATGGTGCAGATGGACACACCGAAAGACGAGTGCATACGCCGGGCCTTGGCCGATCCAGAGCGGCCGGACAAGGCGCGGCAGGTCCAGATCATCCTGCGGTGGTTCGAGAAGTTCGCGCGCTGATCCCCCCCCGGGGGCCACTGCGAAATCGTCCACGTACGGGACCGGAGGCGGGCGCCCCCTCCTCCAATAGCGCGACCGCCGAGAAACTTTTTTGGACGATGGGAGGTGTCGATGTGGCGAAGGCTGTGAAGATCCCGTCGAAGGAGGCTGTGAAGCGGGCGACGATCCGGGACATGAAACAACTCGGCGTCTACAAGCCGGAGTACAATCGCCTCATCGACATCTACGCCGGCCTCGTCCATGAGTACTTCTCTCTCCTCGATCGATTCGAACAGGAGGGCCGACAGTATACAACGTTCACGGCGGCCGGGGGAACGAAGAAGAGCGCGATCGTCGCTGCGCTCGAGGCGTTGCGAAAAGACATACTGCAGTACTCGGATCGGCTGTGCCTGAACCCGAAGGCTTTTGAGAACGTCACGGTGGAGACGGCCAGCGCATCGAAGCTGGTGAAAGCGCTGGCTGAGCTCGACAAGTGAAGAAGCCAAAACACTTCCAGGCGGTACTGCAGTATGTTGATGACGTTTTGTCCGGTCGCAAGGTGGCCGGCAAGGAGATTATCCAGGCGTGCGAACGCTTCCGGCGGTACCTAGAGAACCCGGCCTACGAGCTAAGACACCGGGACCCCGAGTTCGTCATTGAGATTATCGAGAAGACCTTCGTTCATGACCAGGGCGAACGGCTGGACGGCTCCCCGCTCAAAGGGGAGCCGTTCCTCTTGGAGCCGTGGCAGAAGTTTATCGTCTACAACCTGGTAGGGTTCTACCACCGGGGGACGAACATCCGGGTCTTCCACGAAGCTTTCATCTTCGTGCCGAGGAAGAACGGCAAGACTCGGTTTGCCGCGGCGCTGGCGTGGGCGTTGGCACTGCTCGAGCGGCGCTCCGGCTCAAAAGTGTATATCGTAGGAGCCGCCCTCCGCCAGGCGAGGCAGAGCTTCGAGTTCATCCTGCACAACCTACGGGAGATGGGCGAGGCCGAGAATTTCAGGATCCTCGACAACAACCAGGAGTGCAGCATCCGGGGAACTATCGGCGACGGGTCGATCCACATCGAGGCTTTGGCGGCGAGCCCCGAGAGGCAGGACTCGCTCAACTGTAACATCGCCATCGCCGACGAGCTCCACGCCTACAAGAGCCCAACGCAGTACAACGTGATCAAAGAGGCCATGAAGGCCTACACCAACAAGCTTATGATCGGGATCACGACCGCCGGCGACAGCATGAACTCGTTCTGCTACCGCCGTCTACAGTACTGCAAGAAGATCCTCGACGGCACGGTGACTGACGAGCAATACTTCGTCTTCATTGCCAAGGCGGACGAGGGCCCCAACGGCGAGGTCGACTACACCAACCCGATCCAGCATCAGAAGGCGAACCCCAACTACGGGGTGACGATTCGGCCCGAGGACATCATGAATGATGCCCTGCAGGCCCAGAACGACCCGCAGCAGCGCAAGGACTTCCTGGCTAAGAGTCTCAACATCTACACCTCGGCGATGAGGGCGTACTTCGACATCGAGGAGTTCCGGGCCAGCGACCGCAAGTATAACTGGACGCTCGATGACCTCTCGAAGCTGCCCATCGAGTGGTACGGTGGCGCCGACTTGGCGAAGCTCCACGACTTGACGGCCGCCGCCTTGTACGGGACCTATGGCGACGTGGACATCGTGATCACGCACGCCTTCTTCCCGATTGTGGCGGCGCACGTCAAGGCGAACGAGGACGGCATCCCGCTCTTCGGGTGGCAGGATGATGGCTGGCTCACGATGACCAACAGCCCTGTCACCGAGTACGACGAGGTCATCCGGTGGTTCGTCCGNATGCGGGAGCGGGGCTTTAANATCAAGCAGGTCGGTTTCGACCGTAAGTTCGGCCGNGANTTCTTCNTNGGGATGCAGCGGGCCGGCTTNCGNATCGAGGATACGCCACAGCTCTACTTTCGCAAGAGCGAAGGCTTCCGGCGGATCGAGGCCAAGGTGAAGGCCGGCAAGTTCTACTACCTGCACTCNGAGGCGTTNGANTACTGCGTCCAGAACGTGCGGGGAATCGAGATGGTGGACGACGCCATCAAGTANGAGAAGATTGAGCCTACGCAGCGGATCGACCTGTTCGATGCCGCTGTGTTCGCGTGTATGCAGATGTTGAAGAACCTGCAGAAGAGCAGCACGGCGCAAAGATGGCTGAAGGGAGGCGGCGGCACGTGAAATGGCTGAAAAGAGTCGGCCGCCTCTTTGACCGGCGAAACTCTCATTGGTTCGTGACGTTCGACAGTCTGGACATCCCGGGCTACACCCGGCTCTCTGACTGTCCCGAGGTCCGTATCGCCGTGCGGCGGATTGCGGACCTCATTTCGAGCATGACGATTTACCTGATGAGGAACACGCCCGAGGGCGACGTGCGGGAGAAGAACGAGCTGTCCCGGAAAATCGACATCAACCCGTACAGTCTCATGACCCGGAAGGCGTGGGTCTACTGGATCGTCCACACCATGTTGCTCGAGGGGGATGGAAACGCCGTGGTCTACCCTCGAATCGTGGACGATCTGATCGACGAGCTGATCCCGCTGCCGCCCTCGAAGGTCTCGTTCCACGGGCTGGACGACGGGAGCTATGTGATCCACTACGGCGACAAGGTCTACCGCAATGACGAGGTTCTGCACTTCGTGCTGAACCCGGACCCCGAGGAGCCGTGGCGTGGGCGGGGCTTCCGGGTCGTGCTCAAGGACATCGTGCGTAATCTCAGGCAGGCGGCCGAGACGAAGCGCAGCTTCATGTCGGGCAAGTACATGCCGAGCCTCATCGTCAAAGTGGACGCGGCGACAGCGGAGCTTTCAAGCGATGAGGGGCGCAACGCCGTCTTCAAGAAGTGGCTTGAGACGTCGGAAGCGGGGCAGCCGTGGATCATCCCGGCTGAATTGCTCGACGTACAGCAGGTCAAGCCGCTATCACTTCAGGACCTGGCGATTAACGACGCCGTCCAGCTCGACAAGCGAACGGTGGCCGGCATCTTCGGGGTGCCGGCCTTCTTCTTGGGCGTCGGCAACTTCAACAAGAACGAGTACAACGCCTTTATCGACACGACCATCTTGCCCATTGCCAAGGCCATCGAGCAGGAGCTGACACGCAAGCTCCTCTGGAGCCCGGATTTGTACTTCCGCTTCAACCCGAGGAGCCTCTACGCCTACGATCTCGTCGAGCTCACGACGGCCGGGACGGCGCTCATCGACCGCAACGCCCTCCGTCGCAACGAGATGCGGGATTGGATTGGGCTCAGCCCCGATCCAGAGATGAACGAGCTGATCGTCCTTGAGAACTACATCCCGGCGGACCTCTTGGGCGAGCAGAACAAGCTCAAGGGGCTGGCCAAGGAGTTGAAAGGTGGTGATGGTGATTGAGCAGCAGAGTCGAGAGGCAGATCCGGTCCGTTCCGTCGACACTGGTCACCCGTGCCGAGGGCGCCGCCGGCGAGATGTACATCGAGGGGTACTGGGTGGTATTCAACCAGGAGACGGAGCTGTGGCCAGGAGCGTTTGAAGAGATCGCTCCGACGGCATTCGATGGATCGCTTGACCGCGATGTCCGGGCCCTAATCAACCATGACTCGACGTTGGTCCTCGGGCGCACCAAGGCGGGCACTCTTGAACTTCGTGTCGACTCGCACGGGCTTTGGGGGCGGGTGAAGATCAACCCCAAAGATACCGACGCCGTCAACCTGTACGAGCGGGTCAAGCGGGGCGACGTCGACCAGTGCAGTTTCGGCTTTAACATCCTCGACGAGGTCACCGAGTGGCGGGACGACGGGACGGTTAAGTGGACCATCACCAAGGCGGAGCTGTGGGAGGTCTCGGTCTGTACNTTTCCCGCCTACGAGCAGACGAGCATCCAGGCGCGCATGGCGGAGGTCGAACAGCACCGCAAACGGCTGTTCGAGGCTCGCAAAACCAAGCTGAAAGAGAGGTTGGGAGGCTAATGGCACTCAGGCAGTTGGTGATCGCTCGTAAGCTCAAGGAGCTCAGAGCGCAGCGGGCAGAGCTTGCCGAGCGAGAGAAGGCCCTCGATGCCAAGAAGCTGGAGCTCCGACAGGACATCGAGGCGGCCGCCACCGAGGAGGAGCTGCAGGCGGTCGAGGAGGCGGTCACCGAACTCGAAGACGAGATGAAGTCCATCGAGGACAAGGTGGCCAAGCTGGAGGAGGAGATCGCGAAGCTCGAAGAGGAGCTGGAGGGGCTTGAGTCCCAGGACCCGGGAACGTCCGGCGCCTCCGAGCCTCCCGCAGCGGCTTCGTCGGCTTCGTCGAGAGCGCAAAAGCGAGGAGGAGATGTGGACATGGAAATCCGGCGGGGGTTCTTCAAGGGATTCCGCCGCAGCGAGGTCGAGGCCCTGCTCGCAAGGGCTGAGGTCAAAGAGTTCTTGGACGCGGTCCGGAGCAAGATCCGGGAGTCCCGGGCAATCAGCGGCGCGGAGCTCACCATCCCGGACGTTCTGCTCGAGTTGCTGCGGGACAATCTGTACCGGTACAGCAAGCTCATCACCAAGGTCCGGGTCCGGACCCTGAGCGGCAAGGCGCGCCAGAACATCATGGGCGCCGTGCCGGAGGCCGTCTGGACCGAAATGGTCGCCAAGCTCAACGAGCTCGACTTCGGCTTCAATCAGGTCGAGGTGGACGGCTACAAGGTAGGCGGCTTCGTCCCGGTGCCCAATTCGATTCTGGAGGACAGCGATCTTGATCTGGCCGGCGAAATCATGGATACGCTCGGCCAGGCCATCGGTCTTGCGCTCGACAAGGCGGTCCTCTATGGCAAGGGGGTCAAGATGCCGCTCGGCATCGCGACTCGGCTGGCGCAGACCCAGAAGCCGGCGAACTGGGGGCAGCATGCTCCCGAGTGGACGAATCTCACGGCCACGCATCTTATCTCCATCGACCCGGAGGGGATGACGCCGGAGGAGTTCTTCGCCGAACTCGTCCTGGCGCTGGGCACGGCTCGTCCCAATTATGCCACCGGCGGCACATTCTGGGCGATGAACAGGGCGACCAGGATGAAGCTCCTGTCCAAGGCGATCACCTTCAACTCGGCCGGAGCCATCGTGGCCGGCATGAACGGCACCGTGCCGGTCGAAGGCGGGGAGATCGTGGAGCTGCCGTTCATCCCGGACGGCGACATCATCGGCGGGTATGGTTCGTTGTACCTGTTGGCCGAGCGGAAGGGCGCACAGCTCGCCGTCAGCGAGCACGCGAAGTTCATCGAGGACCAGACCCTCTTCCGCGGTACCGCTCGCTACGATGGCATGCCGGTGTTTGGGGAGTCGTTCGTCATCGTCAACATCGATGGCGAGGCACCCACCACGGAGATCCCGTTCGCTCCCGATGAGGCGAACCCGTAAGGGGAGATGGTCCATGAGGGTGAGAACGGTCCGGCGCTTCTACGACGGCTGGGAGAGGCGGATCCGGATCCCCGGTGAAGTGTTCGAAACGACGAGAGAGAGGTTCGAGTACTGGCACTCGGCCTCTCTCGTCGTTTTGTACGGCGGCGATGACGGCCGCAAGAAGAAGGGCGGCAAGAAGACCAATGAGCCCCCGGCCGATAACGGCTCCGCCGCCGATCCCGACTCCAAGAGCGAAGGTCAGCCCGACCTCGACGCCATGACCGTCGAGGAGCTGCTCGCCTTCGCCGAAGAGCACGGCGTCGAAGGCGTCGACGGGGACACGCCGAGGGAGGAGATCGTCTCCGCCATCAAGGAGGCGATGTCGTGGACGTAGAGCGGGTTCTGGAGCTCGTCAAGGCCCGNATCGGGCTGACGAGCACCGTGAGGGACGACTATCTGCTGGCGATCATCCAGGGCGTCATCAACGAACTGGAGGACGAGAAGGGGCTGTCTCTGGACGGGGACAGCCCCTACCACCTCATGTTCGTGGTGGACTACGCCACCTGGCGGTACATGAGCCGTGACTCGACCGGAGCGATGCCGCGGCACCTGCAATACCGGCTCCACAACCTTATCGTTCATGCTGGGCGTGGTGCCGATGACGTATGATCACGAGCTGTACCTGATCGGCTATGAGACCGGCGAAAACGAGTACGGCGATCCGGTCAAGGTGCCGGTGCGGCGCCGGGTGCTCTGTGGGCGACGGTCCATCACCCGGAGCGAGCACTACCAGGCGGCGGCGGTCGGCCTGCGTCCCGAGATCGTCCTCGTGATTAACCGCCATGAGTACCAAGGAGAGACGGAGCTCGAGTTCGAGGGGAAGCGCTACCGAATCGAGCGCACCTATGCTGCCGAGAAGGCGCGGGACGTGGCGGATTTCGAGGAGCTCGAGCTTGTCTGCGTCGGCCTGGTCAGCCAAGGAGGGTGAGCGATGTTCAGGGGAACGGTGCTGCGATCATTCGTCGATCGGCGGACCGACCGCTACCATCCCAGCGGCTCGACGTACCAGTCGGCGAGCCTGCAGCGCATGGAGGAGCTGGCGGCCAGGGGCTACATCCAGTTCGAGGCGCCGAGGCCGGAGCCGGCGGCAACCAGCGATGCGGCGCCCGCACTTCAAGAGATGACGATGGCGCAGCTGAAGGTGTACGCTGCCGAGCGAGGCGTCGCTTTGACCTGGGCGGATCAGCGGAACAAGGCCGCTCTCATCGCGGCGATCCAGCGCCATCTCGGTGGTGAGTGACGATGCCGGCACCTCCTAGCGTGGTCAAGATCAATAAGGACGGCGTAGAGTTCACCAGCTCCGTCGACCGGGCCAAATACACGATCCGGGAGCTCGAGCGGGCGGCGCTCAAGGAGACGGCCAAGTTCTTGCGCCGCAGGATGCTCGACGAGCTCCGTAAGCTCCCCGGGATGCGTCGGCACATCCGCTTGTGGCGGTCGACTCAGTACTGGGTGCGGAAGCAGGAGACCGACCTCATCATCGGTTTCAAGCACGACGCATGGTATGGCGCCCACCAGGAGCTAGGCACCAAAGGTCAGCCTCGGCGGGGTGTGCTGCGGAAGACGGTGCTCGACAACATCGATACCATCCGGTTGATCCAAGGCCAATACCTACAGCACGTCGAGGATGAGAACCGGGCACTGGGACTCATCGATGAGCGGGAGGAGACGGGTGATGAAGGTTCTTGAGATCCGCAAAGCAGTCCAAACTGCGCTCAAGGCCGTTCACCCCCAGGTCTGGTACGAGCGAGCGCCGGACGCCGCGCAATTCCCGTACCTGGTGTTCCTGCTCGAAAACGCCATCGACGAGCCCGGACTGGAGCGATTCGTTCTCGATGTGGACGGTTGGGATGCGCCGGCGGACGGCTCGACCGTGACGCTGGAGCAGCTCATGGAGGCGGTGGACCAGGCGCTGCATAAGCGCGTGGTCATAGCAGACGGCGTTGCATTCGTCATCTACCGGGATCGTCGGTTCCCGGTAGATGACAATGATGAGCGGATAAGGCGGAGGAAGGCAATCTTCGAGTTAAGGTCGTTCGAGGAGCAAAGGGGGTACCAGTTCAATGGCACGTGAAAACATCCTGCTCGGCGAGGGCGTGTTTGCAATCAATGGTACCGATGTGGGCCTCACTCGCGGCGGCGGGCAGTTCACCGTGACGCGGGAGTACCGTCAGGTCAACGCCGACGGCGATCGCGGGCCCGTGAAGGGGCGCATCAGGCTCGTTCAGAGCGTGGCAACTCTGCAAATGAACAACCTGGAGATCATGGTCGATGACCTCGCCAAGTTCTTCCCGGCTACGAAAGTCACGGAAGATGCCGGCGAGACGACGTTCACCGGGAAGAAAGACGTGGAGAGCACGGACTATCAGGAGACGGTGACGTGGACCGGCCGAACGATGGACGGCCGCGCAGTCATCATCACGCTCAAGAACGCTCTCAACCTCGGGAATCTCCAATGGACGATGGCGGAGCGCGATGAGGTCGTGCAGCAGGTGACGTTCACGGCCACCTACGACGAGGCGAGCCGCCTCGGCGAGGAGGAGCCGTGGGAAGTGAAGTGGGTTGACGCGGTCTAAGGAGTCCTTCGGGACTCCTTCCGTTCTTGAGGAGGGGTATCGTGGCTGAGAAGCCGACGCTGCAGACGAAGCACTTCTTCCCGTTCCTTAGGATGGTCCGGGCCATCGGTGGGAAGGAGCTCCTGGGCGAGATCATGCGCCTGCGGGAGAAGGCGAACCAGGGCGACGTTGAGGCGGCCGGTATGGAACTCGTCGGCATCCTCGTGGAGCGTCTCCCGGACGCGGAGAACGAGGTCATGGGCTTCCTCAGCCTCTTTACCGGAACGCCCCGGGAGGAACTTGAGGAACAGCCTATCGAGGAACTGTTCGAGACCTTGAAGACGCTTGTTACGGACTCGAAGTTCTTCGATTTTTTCAAGTCGGCTGCGAAGTAGCGCCTGCGCAGCTGCATGACCTGCTTCTCAGCCGGTATCACAACATTGAGTATGTACTATCACTCCCGGTGGACGACTTCCTCGAACTTCTGGCCGAAGCTGCAGAACGTCGCCGGGAGGAGCGGGCATACCAGCATTGGCTCGCTCTTTTGCCGTGGATGAAGGAGCATCAGACGTTCGAGGAGTTCTACCAGAAGATCAAGCCTGTTGCGCCACTAAGTCGGCGATCCCGGGAAGAGATCATGGCCGAGGCCGACCGAATTCGCAAAGCTGCCGAAAGGAAAAGGAGGCGAACGTCTCGTGGAGATCTTTAAGCTCTTCGGTCGCATCCTCGTGGACAACGAGGATGCCAACCGCAAGATCGACCAGACGGACGCCAAGGCGGAAAAGACGGGGCGCACCTTCGGCAGCATGCTTCGGACGGTCGGCATGTGGGGCGCAGGAATTGCCGCGGCCGCGGGCGCTGCGGGAGGAGCGCTCCTGGCGATGGCGCGGCGGGTCGGGCAGACCTCAGATGCGCTGAACAACGCGGCGATCAGGGCTGGGACCACTACCACCGTATTCCAGGAGATGCGCTACGCACTCACGCAGGTCGGCGTGGCCGAGAGCGACGTGAGCCTGGCGCTCCAGCGTCTCAACCAGCGTGTGGGCGAGGCCGAAGAAGGTAGTTCCAAGTACGCCCGGGCGCTGGAGCGCCTCGGTGTGGCGACCCGCAACGCGAACGGTGAAATCAAGACCTCGGACGAACTGTTCATGGAGCTCGTCACCCGGCTCCATCAGGTGGAGGATTCGCAGCTCCAGGCGGCGCTTGCCGGTGAGATTTTCGGCGTCAACCTCGCGCAGCGCCTCCTCCCCGCGATCCAGGCGGGCGGTGAGGAGCTTGTGCGGCTCCGCAACCGCGCGCACGAGCTCGGGATCGTTATGGAGGAGGAGAACGTCCAAGCGGCGGCCGCTTTCGCGTCCATGATGGACGAGGTGCAAATGCAGCTCAGCTCGATTGGGCAGCGGATCATGCTCGCCGTCATGCCGACGCTGCGAGCGTGGCTTGAGTGGACGGTGCAGCACGCGCCGAAGGTGGGGGCAGTCTTCCAGTTCATCGGCGAGGTCATCGAGATCGTATTCCGCTACATGCGCCTGATCATCGGCGATGCCATCAGGTGGATGCGCGATACCGTCATCGGGCCGTTCACGGAGTGGCTCATGTCGGTGTGGCAGGAGCGCGGCCCGCCCATCATCGAGGCGGTGCAAGCACTCTGGGAAGGCGTGAAGCAGGTCTTTTCCGGTGTGTTCGACGCACTCCGAAACCTCTGGGATGCGTTTGTCGCCGCGTTTCAGGGCGACTGGGAGACAGCGTGGGAGCGATTCAAAGACGCGCTCGCCGCCATATGGAACACGATTCCGGTCCTGTTCGAAAGCGTTTTCGACCCGCTGCTTGACATCGTCAACAACATCGGACAAATCCTCATCGACGGCATCCGTTCGATCTTTGGCGACGAGATCGCCGACCACGTGCAGGCGGTGTGGGACGCCGTCATTGGTGTGCTTGAGGCGGGGCGGGACATCGTCCTNGCCATCTGGACCGCCATCACCGCGGCGCTCCAGGGCGATTGGCGAGGTGCATGGGACGCCATCAAGGAGATCCCGGCGATCGCTCTGGCGGCGGTTACGGACCTCGTCGAGTCCGGGCTCGACGCAGTCACTGCGGTGATCGGCTGGGCGCTGGATGGTGTCGGTGCCCTTTTCCGCTCGGTATTCGGTGATGAGATTGGAACGGTCGTCGACGCCGGCCTCGAGCTTGTGCGGACCATCATTGAGAGCGCCGGGGATCTGATCCTCGGCGTTTTGCGCGCCTTCCTCGCGCTCTTCCGGGGCGATTGGGAGGGCGCATGGGAGGAGATCGTCGGCACATTCCGGGGAATCTGGTCCCGTTTCACCGACTGGTTCGCCGGCCCACTCAACGACGCCGTGAGCATCGTCGTCAAATGGGCGCTGCGACTCATCAGTACGTTCCGAAGCGCGGGTGAACTGATCGTCCGGCGCGTCCGCGAGACGGTTGAGGGCATCATTGAGTGGTTCGGCGAGACGAAGCTCGGCAAGACGTTCAAGTGGCTCGGAGAGCAGATCGAGACGGTCGCGGGATGGTTCTTCAGCCTCTACGACCGTGTCGTCGGGCACTCATACATCCCCGATATGGTCGAGGAGATCGGCCAGGCCATCGAGCGGTTGCGGGAGCGACTGGCGAACCCGGTCGCACGGTACACGGCGGAGGCCCTGGCGAGCTTCGAGGGACTGTCTGAGGGCGCTGTGGAGGCGGCGTACTCCATTGCTGAGGCGTTCGACCAGGCGCTCGAAAGCATGAGCAAGCGCCTGGGCGAAGTGATGACCGAGATCACGGCCCAGTTCTTCCACGGCACAGCTACGTGGGGGAGCATCCTCGATCAGTTCGCCGGATTCATCGGGTCCAGCTTCAGGACGCTGTTCAATTCGCTCGCAACCGAACTGGCCCGGAACCTCATCGCCCAAAACACCTGGCTCACGCAGACACTGGCCAACGTCGCCACGGCGGTGACGGCGTATCTGTCGCAGGCGTTCGCGGCGCTCACCGCTTTCTTCTGGTGGGCGGGACCTGCCGCGCCGGTACTGGCGGGCGGCGTGATCGCTGCGGCCATCGCCGCAATCGCCGCGCTCGGCGGACAGATCGTGAGGGCGATATTCCCATCGGTCGGCGGAAGCACCACCCCGCCCCAGACCGACACCGGAGATGGCGACCGCAGTCGTAGTCCTGGGCGCCAGGTGATGGAGATCACGGGTCCCACCCGGGATCTCCTCACAACACTCCTGTCGCCACTCGCGCGGCTCGACGAGCAGACGGGCATCCTCGTCCGAATCCATGACCTACTGGACGCGAGATTGCCGATGATGCGCGACCTGGCGCTTGCGGGGCCTGGTGGCATCACCGTCAACGTCTACGCTGGGCTTGGGGCGGATGGTCGGCAGATCGGCGAGGATGTGCTCGATGTGCTGGAGGAGGCGCTGGCAGACAGGCTTACCTACGACCGGAGGGGCGAATCCAGGTGAGTGTGTTGATCGCGAACGCTTTTGGGGCGACGAAAATACTCCCTCCGACCATCTCCTGGCGGTCGGTTCCGCTAGAGATTTCGGTCCCCCTCGCGGAGCTCGCGGATCGGCCGGGCGCTGTGCGGACGGGACGCAGCCGCCTGCGCCCGCGCACGATTCGCCTCGAGGGGCCGATTTACTACGCCGATCCGGCGATGATCCGCTCAGAGGTTGACGCCATCCTCGAACTGCTGAGCCACCCGCCCATCCAGGTGTATCAGCACCACGAGGACGAGCGCTATCTCTTGGCGTGGCCGACCGGGGTCCCTCAAGATTGGATCGACGCCAGGCGAGAGGTGCAACTGAGTATAACCCTGGTAGCGCCCACCCCTCTCTTCTGGGGGCCAGAGGTGCAGGACACCGAAACGATCACGTCGACGAGTCACGGATGGACGATTGACGTCGACGGCACTGCGCCCACCCATCCGCTCGTGACGCTGGCGGTGCGGGGCGGCTTCAGTGACCCGAGGATTACACTCGCGTCGACGGGCCGCTCCATTCGCCTGGTTGGGGCGTTCGCACCCGGCGACGTGATCGAGATCGACACCGCCAGGTACATCGTGCGTCGCAACGGCGTCGAGGAGATGTCGCTCGCGCATGAGGATTGGCTCGTCGGAGGGTTCGCGTTGATGCCAGGTTCGAACATGATTGCCTGGATCTGCAGCGGTACGCCGGACGTTGATATCACCATGACGTATCGCC